CACCCATCGGCCACTTATGGCGAGTTCAAACGCGAGATCCTCAACGAAATCGCCCGCTGTCTGAACATGCCGTTCAACGTCGCGGCCGCCAATTCCTCGGGATACAACTACGCATCCGGACGCCTCGATCATCAGACGTACTTCAAGGCGATCCGCGTCGATCAGGCGCACCTGGAGTGCTGCGTCCTGAACCGCATTCTGGCGGCGTGGCTTGATGAAGCCTCGCTGGTGCCCGGCCTGCTGCCCGATGGACTGGGCCCCTACGCCGACTGGTCCAGCCAGTTCTTTTTTGATGGCCATGAGCACGTCGACCCGGCCAAAGAGGCGCGTGCTCAGGCCATCCGGCTGGACAGCCACACGACCACACTGGCCGACGAATACGCACGCCGCGGCCAGGACTGGGAAACCCAGCTGCAGCAGCGGGCTGCCGAGCTGCACCGTATGCGCGATCTGGGCCTGATGGCCGATGACCCGACTCCGAAAGGCAATGCTTCCGATGTCACAGACGACCACACAACCCCACAGCCTGCCGCTGCCTGACGGCCGCCGACTGAAACTCACCTGCAGCGATCTGGAGATCGAAGCAGTCGGTACGGACAGTGCGCCGCAGCAGCGCCGCTTCAGCATGGTGGCCTACACGGGCGGACCAATGCGGCTGGCCGGCTGGCGTTATCCGGTGGTCGTGGACCTGAATGGCCTGAATGTGGGCCGTCAGCAGCGACCGATCCTGCTGGACCACACCCGCGACGTGGACTTCGTGATGGGCCAGACCGACCGCATTGCCGTGCAGGACCATCAGCTGCTGGTGACCGGAGAAGTGCTGGGCGACTCGGAGAAAGCGAGGCAGGTGATTGCTCTCAATGATCGGGGCTTCGCCTGGCAGGCGTCGATCGGCGCCCGCGCGGAAGAAGTCGAATTCGTGGCGGCCGACAAGACCGCCGAAGTCAACGGGCAGGAAGTCCGCGGTCCGGTCAACGTGGCCCGCCGGGCGTCTCTGGGTGAAGTCAGCTTCGTGGTGCTGGGAGCCGACGACAACACGACGGCCCACATCGCAGCGGCCGCCGCCGAGCAGATGACCGGCATCGATCAGGCGTTCGCCGAATGGGCGGCCGGACAGGGGTTTAACGTGAACGAACTGAGTGATCAGCAAATCCACAGCCTGCAGGCACTGGCGCCGGCGGAGGACGCCGATGGGTCGAGCGACACCGAACCGGAGAGCACGGCAGATCCGGTGGCCGATCTGCGGGCCGAACTGGCGGCGGAAGCCAAACGGGTGAACCGCATTCGCCGGATCTGCGGCACCGACCATGGTGCGATGGAAGCCCGAGCCATCGAAGAAGGCTGGGACGAAACCCGCACCGAACTGGAAGTCCTGCGGGCCACCCGTCCGCGGACACCCGCCATTCACACGGATGATTCGCCCATGCCCAGCACCGAAAGCATCGAAGCGGCCCTGTGTCTGTCGGCCGGGTTTATCTCCGAAGACGCGTGCGGCCGCATGTTCGGGGACCGCGCCATGGAGGCAGCCCTCGGCAAAGACCTGCGGGGCATCGGCCTGCATTACCTGATGCATCAGGTGATCCGTGCGGCCGGAAAAAGCGTCAAGCCGGGACGGGTCGACAACGACTTCATCCGAGCCGCCATGGAGGCCGACCGCGCGATTCGGGCGGCCGGCGGATTCTCCACGATCAGTCTGTCCGGCATTCTGTCGAACGTGGCCAACAAGACGATGCTGGCGTCGTTCGAGGCGGTCGACAACGTGCTGGGCCTGATCGCCGCCCAGGCGGATGCCAACGATTTCAAGCAGGTGACCAGCTATCGGCTCACCGGTGCCGGTGAGTTCGAGAAGGTGGGACCGGACGGTGAGATCAAGCACGCAGCGCTCAGCGAGGAAACGTTCCGCAATCAGGTGGAGACCTACGGTACGCTGCTGTCGCTGTCACGGCAGATGATGATCAATGACGATCTGGGCGCCTTTCTGAAGCTGCCGCGGATTATTGGGCGTCAGTCGGCCATCAAACTGCAGAAAGTGGGCTTCAGCCTGCTGCTGGCCAACGCCGGCCCATTCTTCAGTTCCGGCAACAGCAACTACTTCGAAGGGGCAGACACCAATCTGCAGATCACGTCGCTGACCACGGCCGAACAAATGTTCTTCGACCAGAAGGACGAGAACGGCGACCCGATCTCGATCACGCCCGGCGTTCTGCTGGTGCCCACGTCTCTGAAGACAGTGGCCGACCAGTTGCACAACGATGTGACGGTCAACGAGACGACTACAACCAACAAACCGAAGCCCAATCGTAATCCGCACGCCGGCAAGTTCCGGCCGGTGGCCACGCCGTGGCTGAATGCCCAGTCGCTGTCCGGCAGCAGCGACACCGCGTGGTATCTGCTGGCCAATCCGGCCGATGCGGCGGTGATCGAGATCATTTACCTGCGGGGACGACGCACGCCCTACATCGAGAGTGAAGAGACGGCGTTCAACACGCTGGGGATGCAGTGGCGCGGGTATTTCGACTTCGGGGTCGCCCTGCAGGAGAAACGGGCGGGCGTGAAATCCAAAGGCGCCGCGTGACGGTGACCGCTTTTTTGTCTGTGTGAGGAACCGACAACCATGACAACAACGTATCGCCACGAAGGCGCGGCCATCGACTACACACCCACCGCGGACGTCGCGGCCGGAGACGTGATCGTGCAGAACGACCTGATCGGCGTGGCCCGGATTGACATTCAGGCCGCTCAGCTGGGCGCTCTGGCTGTGGAAGGCGTGTTCGACTTTCCCAAAGCCAGCGGAGCCAGCACGGCCATCGACGCCGGTGCCACCGTGTACTGGGACGTGGCCGACAGCGAGGCCAAAGAAGATTCGGAGTCCGGGGCCAACAAGCTGCTGGGCAAGGCCGTGGCTGCGGCGACCGACGATGACACGACCGTTCGAGTGCGGCTCAGTCAGTAAGCAGGACCCCAATGGACGTACTGGAAACCGCCTCCAACTGGCTGGAAGACCAACGAACCGAACATGCGTCGCGCACCGTCACGTACGAGCGCGGTGCGGACTCGGTCGAGGTGTCGGCTTCGATCGGCCGCACGATCTTCGATGTGGGCAACGGATTCGGCTTGGTGGAACGCACCGAGTCCCGTGACTATCTGGTGCTCACGGACGATCTCGTGCTCGGCGGAGGCGGGACACTCCCCGAGCGCGGCGATCGTGTGCGCGAAACGCAGGGGACAGCAGTCTTCGTTTACGAGGTCATGGCACCCGGCAAAGAACCGCACTGGCGTTACAGCGATCCGTACCGCAAGACCCTGCGAATCCACACGAAACACGTGGCCACGGAGGGCAACTGATGTCTGTCATCACTGACATCGCCGATGCGGTCGCGGCGGAGATCAACGCCGGTTCATTCAGTCAGCCAGTCACTGCCACGCGCGAATACCTGCCGGCCTTTGAATTGGCCGATATGCAGCAACTTCGCGTCACAGTCGTGCCCAAATCGGTGACGACATTGCCGGGTGGTCGAGCGCACAACCAGCACGATTACGGCATCGACGTGGCCGTGCAAAAGAAGCTGGACGCCACTGACAACTCCGAGATCGACGACCTGATGGCGCTGGTGGAGGAGATCGGAGAAGTCTTTCGCTTCAAACGGCTGGACAGTTATCCGAACGCCATGTGGCTGAAGACCGAGAACCAGCCAGTTTATGCGCAGGAGCATCTGCAGGAACTGCGGCAGTTTACCAGCATCCTGACCTTCACGTTCCGACTGATGAGGTGACGTGATGATCGGCATGAAACTCAACCAGACGAAAGGCCTGTTTTTCGACCGACCGGCGGTGATGAACGCGATGGACCGTGCCACACGCCGCGTGCTCTCGCGGTTCGGAGCCTTTGTGCGACGGGGCGCGCGATCCAGCATCCGCAAACGGCGGGTGATCTCGCAGCCGGGATCACCACCGTCCAGTCATACGGGGCTGCTGAAGCGCAACATCTTCTTCGTATACGAACCCCAGCGAGCCAATGTGCTGATTGGTCCCATCCTGTTGAACAGCGCATCGGATGCTCCCGCACTGCTGGAGCATGGTGGCAGTGTGATGCGACGTCGGAGGGGCAAACAAGTGCGGATGACGTATCGGCCGCGTCCGTTTATGGGCCCAGCCTTCGAACGGGAGCAACCGAAGCTGCCGGCAATGTGGAAGGACTCAGTGAAGTGACAGACACAGGGATCACACACAGCAGCCACACGAATGACAAACACCATGCCGACGGCAATGGCTACATCGTCGTTCCCAAATGGTTTGTGTCCTTTATCAGCTTCCTCACGTCGGTGGTGTTTGTCGGAGCGGTGCTGTGGGCGTGGTCGATGTCGAATGACGTCAGTGCGATCAAAGTGGAACTCAAAGCCACGACAGAGATCCGCACCACGGAGCTGGCCAACATGCAGCGGCGGCTCGATCGGCACGACGTGCTGCTCGATCGTATCTTTGAACGGATCACACCGTAATGGATGACTTTCAACCACTCGATCTGCTGGCGTGCTACGGCACGGATGCGACAGCCCGGGCAATTACCTGGCTGACGGCGTCCGCCCTTGCGCCGCAACGATTGAAGCTGGGGCCGTCGCATGTGGCCGTGATCTGCGAGCGTCACGGATCACCGTTATGGCTGGAATCGACCACACTCTGCCAGCATCCCTGCGCTGTGCAAGGAATCAAAACAGCTGGCGTGCAGGGACACCTGCCCGAAATGCGGATCAACGACTATGTGCAGGCCGGCGGTCGGGTGGAGGTGTACCGGCTGTCTGCCGTTGATCGACTGTCACAATCGGAATCGGAACTGTTGACGAGGATTCTGGTACGGCACTTCATCGGACGGCAGGTGAATTACGACCTCGGCGGTGCGCTGTTGAGCGGCACCCGTCTGTTTAAGCGGACTCGCCTGCTGCCGGCAGCCGATCTGAACGAATTGTTCTGTTCGGAGCTGGTCGCCAAAGTGTTGATGCGGCTGGGGCGACTCAATCGAGCGAATCCCACGCGCTACAACCCGGCCTGTCTGTTGCGGCAGCTGGTGCGTGAAGGAACGTACCAGTTTGAGCGATCGCACTCACAGGAGGCGGCTGCATGCTGAGAACTGTCACCACATGGATCGTCTTTCTGTGGACGGCCATCGTTTTCGGTCGAGTCGATGACGCCGTCGTGATGGTGGATGGCTGCAGTGGCGTCTGCATTGATCCGGCCGGACTGGTGCTCACGGCGAAGCATTGCGGCCTGCCGCAGACGGTGCAGGTGCGGTTTAAGCATCGCACCGTTCGGGCCAGACGAGTCTCCGTCTGTCGTGAAACGGAAGGTCCGGTGGTCTATGACTGCGACGGAATTGGCTATCCGTATCTGCCCGTGGCGGCGACTGCCCCTCACGTCGGCGAATGCGTGTGGTCGTACGGCTATCCGCACTTGAACGGTCGGCGGGAACTTAGACGGGCCAAAGGTCGGCTGCTGCGTTGGGGATCATTTCAATACGCCGGCGGTTCATTCAATGGCAACGTCGTGCGAATGGCGACCCGTTCCGGCTGGAGTGGCGGGCCGCTGCTGAATGCCAAAGCCGAGGTCTGTGGACTGCTCAACAGCAGTGACGGAATCACGAGCGTGTTCATCTCGTCGGCTGCTGTCCGCGCAGCGTATGCCGATGCCCGTCGCAAAACCGAACCACGGGAACCGAATACTCCGGAAGATGGAAAACCGACGTTGTACGTGTTTGGCTCGATAACCTGCACGCCTTGTCGTGAGTTCAAGCAGGATTACGCAACACACAAAGACCTGCGTGACGCTCTTGATGCCGCATACACGGTTGAGTTTGTGGACATCGACAAGCAACCCGATCTGGCACGACGTTTCAACGTCGACCGAGTGCCCGCATTCGTCGTTTCCGGACGTGACGTGATTACGGGATATCAGGGTGCCGAACAACTGCTGATCGCGATGGGCGTCAAACAGGCACAGCCGCCACCAGAAGAATCCACAACAGTTGTGGAGACCGACCAGCCAGCAGCGGTGGAACCCACTGAGGATCCTGCGCCAGCCGAAAACGACAAACCAACTCCCACACCGGTTCCGCCCGTTGGTGAGACAACCGAGACAACTCAGTCCAACGAACCAACTCCAGCTGCGATCTATCGCACTACCGGTTTGGCTGAGAAAGCCGTCACGCTGGCGAAGTGGCTGGGTATCACCGGAGCCACAGGTGGAACGGCCGGGGTCATTCTTGGTTCGGTCGCCCTCTGGCGCACGTTGAGAAAACGGAAGCAACGACAACGCCCCGCCCGTGATCCACCTGACAACCAGCAGCCTGCGGTGGTGACGGTCGATACTCCGTCGCCACCGCAGGCGATTCTGCCCGAAACCCGGTTCACGCCCTACGAACGTGACACGTTCGCGGAAGCCTTTGCCTGGGCCGAAACCGAACTGGCCCGCAAGTATCCTGGATCAGTCGGCACACTTGAATCACTCCGTGGTCTCATCGACCAGTACCTCGCAGCGAAAGGCTTCCAACGTGCCTCGCGCTCTGACTAAGGACAGTTTCCATGAACGGACATGACGCTTTTCTCTGGTACA